GGACCGCCGCCACGTTTTTGACAATGGAAATCACGCGCCGTGTTCGCTCGCGAAACAGCCCCTCGAACGGGTCGCCTGCGCTGTTTAAGACGGCTTTGTTGTCGCGGTCGAATATCGCCACCTCTTCAAAATTCTCGCCGTCCCAACTGATCTGTGCAGGCTGCACCAGCGGATTCTCTGACAGCTCAAAACTGCTGTCATAATTTGCGGTCACGGTCCAGTTGTTGCGGTCCTTGCCTCCAGCCCTGGCCACCGTCAGCGACCGGCACCACGCCTGCGGATCTTCGTAATGCACGCTGCCGATTCGTGGCAGATTGTTGTTGCTGCCGACCGTGTAGGGGCCTTCGCTCGCAGTTGTTGACAGCCCGTACTGCCGCGTATATTTGCGCACGCCCAAATCATTCGTCGCCGTCTCACCGTCAGGCAGCGGACCGTTAAAAATCACAGCCATTCACGCACCCTCCGCCACAGCAAATTCTGGCTTGTTCTGTTTGATTGCTGCCACCAGATCCTTCGTCTGTTTTTCGGTTGCTGCCACAACGGGATCTTTCCGCCCCATGCTTCGAAGGATTGTGCTGAATGCCTCACCACTGCCACGCATTGCAGCACCAGCAAATCGCGGCTCCTGACTGACCGCCGCCGGAGCTGTCTGCTGATCCAGTTGTTTCATCTCGTCTTGCACCTGCTTTGCCGCCAGTGCCGCCTCCATGACGTTCAGCATTCCGGACTTTTCCAGTTCGTTGATTCGCTCCAGTCGTTCGTCCAGCTTTTGCTTCGGCGTTTTGATGCTGTCTTTGATCGCATCCACCTCAGCCTGCAGTGCCGCTTTGCTCTGCTCTGCCGCTGCTGTGATGTCGGCCTGTCTCTTCGCCTCTTCCTCTTGTTGCGCCAACAACTTCTCCCGCTCGGCCTGCATCTGCCGCAGTGCCTCAATCTGTGCGTTACTCGCCCCAGCCTGCAGCATGCGCTGAAACTCGATTTCCTGCGCGGTCGTCTCGCCTCGCAGGATACTTAATTCCTTCTGCAGTTCTTTGGTCTTTTCGCCCACGCCGGTAAACGCATCAATTGCCGCTTGCTTGTACGACTGGAACTGCTCCGGCGTCATGTCGGTGCGCCCGAGTTTCCGCAACGTGTTGAAGTCGTCGGTCAACTGTGCAATCTTGCGGCGCAGGGCTTCAGCCTGCCCCTGTGCAGACTGCGTGTTCATCTGTTCGATTGACTTGACGAATGCCCCGACGTTTTCGCCTTTGACGTCCAGCACACTCTTCTGTGGTTGTGCCTGTGCTTTCTTCACTCGCTCTGTTTGATCGGCTGCATCTTTCAGCAGTCGCGCGGCCTCTTCGGTCTCCCGATTCTGTTCAGCAAAGCTTAACCCTAATAACGCAGCCGCTCCAGCAGCCAGCCCGAGACCAATGGACAATTCCAGCCAACCCTTCGGACCGCTCAGGGCCTTCGCAAATGCCTGCGCTTTTGCGTACGCCTGCACGGCCTTTGTGACTGCCTGCATGGCGAGAACCACGCCACCAATCACCGCAGCAGCTATCCCGAGCACCCCGAAGAAATCACGATACTCCGTTACCAGCTTTGCCGTCAGGTTAAACAGCGGCGTCAGTATGTCCGCCACGAATGAGCCGATCACCATTGCCAGCCCCGTAAACGAGGTCAGAAGGTTGTCGATCGAATCGCCTAGTTCTGCCGCTGATGCTGCCATGTCGTCGGTAATCATGGCACCGAATTCCACACCCTTCTGCTGCATGTATTCAATGCCCTTTCCGCCCATTTGCAGCAACGGCAACAGGTCGCCAGCCCCCTTCCCAAATATCTCCATTGCAGCAGCGGCCTGCTGTGATGGATCTGAGATTCCGGCTATCGCGTCGGCCACCATCTTGAACTGCTGCTCAGGATTCGCCGCCAGAATTTGCGTGGTTGACAGCCCGAGTGCCTGCAGTTTCTCCGCCGCCTGTGCCGATCCGCTGCGGACCTCGCCCATCAGCTTCGCCATTTTCATCAGTCCGCCTTGCACGGACTCAATGCTGGTGTCTGACAGCTTGGCAGCGTAAGACAGCGTTGATAACGCTTCCACGCTTACGCCCGTCCGCTTAGCCATGTCGTCAAAGGCTGATCCGACTCGCACGAACTGCGCCACGGATGCAGTAGCAAACGCCACTGATGCCGCTGCAAACGCGGTCATGTAGCCCTGTGCCTCCTGCAATCCGGACTGCACGCCCTTAGAGTTGGCGGTGAGATTGACGACCAAATCACCCAGGCTTGCCATCGTTCCCGCCTATCATTTGCAAAGCTTTGTAGTCTGGACCGTCGTCGCCTGCCGGAAGATAATCCGCCAGTGCGTGCACCGTGTCCGAAAACCATTCCGACGTCGCATGCTCCGCACTCATTTGACAGGCCATTAGATTCGCCGTGCTGATTGCATTCCGCAGGTCTGCCCGACGTTCTCCCCACGGTGCAGCCACATACATTGCCAGTTGCGTCTGCCACTGAAACGGCGTGTGTTCTTCTCTGACATTCCACCAGTCATGCCGTCCGAGACTTCGGGCAAACTCCGCCGCAAACTTTGCCTCGAAGTCTCGTTTCAGTTTTTTGTCAGTGACTCCTGATCGACTGGTTTACTCAGCTTTGTCATTGCCTGCATGATGGCATTCAGCAGCCCTGGTGTCACCTGGTCTTCAGCATCCAGTTTCACCCTTGCTGCCAGTTGTTCCGGCGTTTCTTCCGGCTCCTCTTTATATGCTCGGATGCCGTGCTCATCCACAAGACAATAGGCAAGACTCAGCCACGTCTTCGCGTCCGCGTCAGCCAGTGCCGCCACTCGGTTGATTTGCCGGAAAGTCAATTCCTGCACATACAACCCAGTATCACCAACAGCCAACGATTGCCGTTTTTTCAACCGCTCGAATATGCTCATAACTCTGCCTCCTCCAAGGCTTGTTTTGCTCTCTGATACTCGCCCCACTTCGGCCCCGGCTTGTAGCTCAGATCGGCGTTATATCCAAGGATCACGCCAGCCCGGTACAAATCACGGTCCCCCTTGTTATTGATGCCCAGCGCGTTCATCTCATACTCAACACGCAAGACGTCAATTTCCTGTTGCGTCAAATTCAACGCCGCAGCGCATTCATCGTCTGCCGGTGCCGCTTGTCCTGTCCTGCACAACTGCAGGGCAATCGGTCCCTCAAAGACAGTGCCTGCCGGATACACAGCAACGCTGACGGAGTGCCCGGAACTGTTCTTTCCGGGCACCCATTGAACCAGCGGCTGCAGTTCTGGAGTGACCTTTGAGATATCACAGAACTGCTGCAGATGCAAACGCGCCTTCATCAGGTCACGGCCCCAGTAGTCTCAATTGTAAATGACCCCCGCAGCATGTCGCCGGGACTTGCGGTGCGGTCAAATCCCATGCCCAACCCGGAGTAAATCTCGTTCGTCGGTGTGGCGTCGGCATACGTTACCTTGAAGTTGTTTGTGCCCGCTGCTCTCACCTTTGCAATGAATGCAATTTGCACCGTGTCATCAGGATCGTACAGGCACTCGCCGCTGATGGTGGCATTGTCAACATAGCCTGTGTTGTTCTTCGTTTTTGCTGCGCCGCCGTCAAGCGTGGTTGTGTCCACGGTTTCGGCTTTTTCACCCGCGATGTTCAGGCTGCTGATCTGCGGGAATGCTGTATATACGCTGGTGATTTCCATCAGAAGCGCGGTGCCTTTGCTCGGGACTTTGTTCGGCATGTCTCAACCCTTTCCGGTTGCTTGTACTAAACGACGTGCGGCAGCACTTGCACGCGCCTTTGCTGCCTTCTTCTCGATCTTTTTCGCTCGTGCTTCCAAGTATCTGCGGCCTGCTCTGACCATGACGGCTTGCATTTCCGAGATGCTTTTTTTTGCGGCCTTCGCCGCCAGCCCCTCCTGCAGTGCCGGCATTTGTCCTGTCGGTCGTCCTGTGCCTGTCCGCTCAGCTTCTCGCCTGCGTTGCCGCAAACTCAGCGGCTTCCCCGAATCAATCGTAACGCCCTGATTTCCGTATCGCATACGCTCGCCAGTGCCTGCAATGAACCAGTGCACATTCGCCGGACCGATACCGACTCCGCCGCGTGATGTTCGCTTGCGTCGGAACGGCACCTTCCGCGCATCCTTCCCGACGTTGAATCCGACCTTTGCCCGCGTGACGTTCTGCCGGTAAATCGTGACACGATTTCCCACAGCGTTGCCCGCCTCTTTCACTCGCGGGTCAAGGTCTTTTTTCATCTGCTTACCGATTACATTCAGGCCGGCTTTCAGCACAACGCGGGCCAGTTGTCGCCCCAGTTTTGTGTGCAGAAACTCCAACTCCGGCACCAGTATTTCAACGCCTTCAATCGTGATGCTGGCCTTCATGGCTTCACCTCGACACGGCATAGCATACTGGCAACGAATGAACGATCCTGATGGAACATATCCCGCTCCATCAGCGGGGCCTGTGAATTGCTGACATCCCAAATGCGGACGCGCCAATCTGTGGTGGCGTAGTTCAGCAGCCGCAATTCAATCTGCCTCCGCAGTAGCTTCAGTTGCTCCACTTCGTCTTGTGTTTTCGTGTCGAGTTTCTTGCGTATCCACACCCGAATCTGGTGGCTGCTGTTGTCCTGCAGATCCAGTGTTTCAACCAGTTGCTCTTCGGTTTCCTGAATCACGTCCACACGCAACTGGCGAAGGTCTTGCAGATCCTCAGTCAGCTCATCAACCACCGTTGCCCGAACCTCGAGCGCGTAATCCGTGCCGCTGTTGATGCGGTCGCGGATTGCTTCGCAGGCTTCGGTTGATGGTGACAGCGTGGGCATGTGCTTAAACTTGCTTCGTGTGTATGCGTGTCATTGTCGGTGTGATTCGCCTGAAGCACTTTTCGCTGGTTGTGGGTGTGACCTCAAACCGCTTGCCGTCGCACGTGATGCGGTCGCCTGCCTCTGGTGTGTCGTATGGCAGGGCAGAAGTCAGGCCGATGAAATCCACCGGCCTGACCTCCACAATCAACCCGTTCCCTGTGTCCATGTACTGCGGTGCCAGGCTGCTGCGCCGCAGTGTGATGGTGGCTGAAGATGCCCCACGAATATACACGCAAGACTCTCCGGCAAACGCCAGCAGCGTCTCTGTCATACTCGTGGCAGCATCTTCGAAACCCGTCGTCATTGCAGACCTCAGCGTGCGTCAGGAACAAGTGCAGCCTGTGCAGCACCAAGCTTCGTCAGGCCGGTCACAATCCAGAACCCGCTCTTCGTGTAGACGCACGTGTAGAGTGCTTCGGCTGTCAGGGCCAGCTCGTTCGTCGCGCCAACGGTGACCTCGTTGACCTTGTCAACAGCCACTGCGGAAATCAATTCGCAGGCAGTCGTGCCGATCAGAATCCGCAGCACCTGCCCGACAAAACCAGCAGGCAGACTGATCTGCTTATCGGCGTTGTCGCTCGTGACCGTGACGTAAGACGCACCGGCTGGAATCAGTCCGGTTGTCGCTCCGCCAGTTGTCGCGGTGACAGCCACCGGCCTCTGGGGATACGGAGCATTCAGCAACACTCGCCCGGTATTGTCGCCAGATCCGGCAGCCTGTGTTGCGATACCCATGTAAATTCCAGTGCCGATCTGGTTAGCGGCCCCGCTGCTTGCGTCGCCGCTGTCTGGTGTTCCGGCAGAATCCCAGAACACAGGCAAGCCAATCACCCAAGCAGCGGTGGTCTTCGGCACGTCGTAAATGCCTTCGGTTGCCAAACTGCCTTTTTCGCTCGCGGCCAGATCGGTCGGCGTGATGCCAACAATACCGGCCTGCACGACGACGTCTCCGCCAACCACCGCAGCGGCTGGCGTGTAGTCTACAGCGTCATCGTCGCTGTAGAGAAATGCGGGACTCTGTGCCATCTGTATATGCTCCTGAATGGATTCAATTTGAAAAGACCCGGCAGCCACTGCTGCCGGGATTCACTCACTCGCCGCCTGTATCAGGCAGCACCCTTGCTCTTGACGCCTGCCAAGTATTCGGACTGTGAGCAGCCGAAGTCGTGGTAGCCACGGAACTGAATGCCCAGCGTGTTGAAATCGGCGTCAGCAGATTCAACAGTCGGACTTCGCTGTCCATTCAGGAACGATGTTACAACCGGCTTCAGCGTGTCGCCGAACAGGTACCACGCCGTGGAGCTATAACCGCCACCATACACCGAATCAGACAGTTCAGATGCAACCACCACGCGGTACTTGCCCGCGTGAATGTTTGCGTCCGCCGCCTTGACGGCAGCCAGATTGCGGGCCACATACAGGGCCTCAGCAACGGCTTCCAGCTCCGGCGGAACCAGCAGCTTCGTGGCACGTCCGCCCAGCGTCATGCGGCTGGATTCCTCAGCACCAGTCACCAGCGGGGACTTCCGCTGACGGAAAGCCTTCACGCCAAGACTCAGGCCAACGCCATCGGTTCCGAGATTGGTCGTGCCGCCTTCGATGTAGTTCGTGCGGGCACTCGTCCAAAACGTTGTGTGGTTAGCGAGGAACGTCGTCCACACCAGACGATTCAGGCGACGGGCTGCGCCACGTCCGAGACGCACACGCAGATCATCAAACGCCCCGAGGTCATCGTTGATAATGTCCCGACGTGTCAGCGAAAACATCTTCGCGTAGGTGTCAGCAGAGCGATTGTAACTCTCTTCGCTGATCTTGCCGTGCTTCATCACGCCGCCCGGCCCCAGTTCCTCATACTCCATTTCGTCGTTGAGACGATATGACGTGTGAGTCTTGAAGTCCGAAACGCTCTTCACGTCTGAGATTTCTTCCCAGTTGTTGTCCTCTTCTTCGAACCCGGCCAACAATTCCTTGTTCGCCAGATTGCTGAAGATCCCCGGAAGGCTGACTGTGCTGAAAGCGGCCTGCAGATTCTGACCGCTCGCGTACTGCAGGGCCTCGCGCAGGTTGCCGTCATGCAATCGGCTGCCAACATGAATCGGCATTCCGTTTGCGGCAGCGGCCTGAATGATCACCTGCTGAAGACCAACACGCCCACGGTACTGACTGTGTGCGGCCTGCAGTTCGGCGTCCGTGAAATGCTTGTCAGCCTTGTGCCCGCGTGCGACTGACAACGCGGCCTGCAGGATGCGTGTCTGGTCCCCGCTGCCTTGTGCCGCGCTGAATGAAGTCGGTCGCGTGCGGTTCTGCGAAGTCTGCCGTTTCAACGCTTCCAGTTCGGTCTTCTCAACACTCCAGCCCTGCTCAATCGCAGTTGCTGCGATGTCGTGGAACCCACCAGCAGCGGCGTTGATCGCAGACGCTCGACGGTGTTCAGCAGCCAGATTCTGGCGGAACCCAGCCATCAGATCCACCTGTGCTGCAGCGGCTGCAGTGGTTGGTGCCACGGCTGCCATCGGCTCCGGCTTTTTGTCCGGCATGTTGTCGGCAGCAGCCACCTTCATCTTTGCGGCGTAAGCGTCCTGCAACGCGGCCTGCTGTTCCGGATTCATGGTGCTGGAATCCAGCCCCAAACTTTTCACCCAATCTTCAAACGACATAACCAGCCCTTTCGATGCTGCGGCTGCGGATGCAGCCAAATTGACTGACGTACTCGAATCCGCACCGAGCGGCAGTATCGAGGTTTCCTTCAACACACTTTTCACTGCCAGCACAAACGGTCCGGAAATCTCTTGACCATTCACGTTGACAACCTGACCCTCGGGGATGTCCACACTTTCAAGCACACGTGCCCCGATTGACGCCTGCCATGTTTGCCCGTTTGCGTCCTGTGCCAGCACGGTCTGCACCAGCCCGGAAACGCCTGTCACCAACCCGCCCAGCGTTAGCGCGGTTCCTGTGTTTTCGATTGCGTCCGTGACGCCCAGTGTGGCCTCAACCTCTTTGCGATGATCAATCAAAATCGGTATCTGGTTAGGTGTCTGCAGCCCCCGCAGATCCACCACAACCGGATGCTCAAACCCATCGACCGGCAACAGGCCGCCGTTGTACGCCTCAATCTTGAACCGTCGCGGTTTTGCGCCGTCCGCCGCCTGCAGCTGAAGGCGATTCGTGATGCTGATGTTTTTCATTTTGCAGCCCCACTATACGCCAAATCTCTTACGGCTTCTGCAGGCATATCAGACTCAACGCCATCCGGCCCCGTCACTGTGTACGACGTGACGAACTTTCCCTGCTTCAGCGTCGTTTTGGCTTTCCCAAGTTTGTAGCCCATTTGATCAAGAGCCTGCCCCGTCTGTTGTATTGTCGCCTTCGTCTTGTTTTTCGGCAAAGCTACATTGTGCGTCGGTGCCGTTGCTGTGCCCCCACTCTTACTGCTACTCGAATTGCCGCCGCCTGACGTTCCGCCACCCTTGCTGCATTCATTGCCCGGCTCAAATCCTCCCGCACCAGTGCCGCAGTTTGCTGTCACTGACACCCCGTCTGCAGCGTCAACCTGCTGCAATTCGTCATCCGTCACACCGCTCGCCAGTGCATCATCAATCAACGCCCGAGACCGCTCGGGACTCAGGCCGATGGACTGCAAAGTCTGGTCCGCCATCACCTCGGAAATCTCGCCCGATGTCAGGCTGTCGAGAGTCTTGCGGATGCGTTTCTGGTTGTTGGTGAACGCTCGCTGTCCGATCGTCGTGTATTCACCGGCAGCCGCAGCGGGGGCCTGCTGCGTGGCTGCCGGTGCCTGCTGCGCCACGTTCGCAAACGGGGCCAGCATCTGATCCACATTCGACTCTGCAACCAGCGGGAAGGCCGATCGAATCAGGGCCTTCGCCGATGCGGCTGGAATCACTCCGGCTGCCACCTGGCCAATGATTGCCACGATACTACTGACCTGTGCCCCGTTCATCGCGGTGTCAGCCACTGCCGTACTCGCTGTGGTCACAGTCGTATCGGTCGGCATACCAGGTGCCTGCGGCGTGCCAGTTACGGGGAATGTTTGGGCAAACACGGCCTTCCTGTATTGGTCCACGCTCACTCCGAAGTCAGCAGCCCCACGCACAGACTCAAGATCCCAATCTTTGCCCCTGCGTGCGTGCTCCTCAGTTGGCGTTGCCAGACCGGTCCGCAATCGAATTTCAGCGGCCTGTGCTGACTCGACCTGATCCAGTTCCGGCAATGGTGGCCAGTGCCATCGGTGTTCGATGTCTGCAATCGCAGGCAGCCCGTTCAGCAGGCCCGGCACGAAAACGGCAGACTCCAGAAACCACTGCCACAACCGTTCTACGATGTCCATCTGGATCCGGTTTTGCTCAACCTGAACTTCAGGTTCCCAGACGTTTTTCATGTCCCCTTTGAAGGAGCTAAAATTCGCGTCTTTGCCGGTGCCTGCTGCCAGCGTGTAGGGCATGTTCGTACAACGACAGAACGACATCAGGGCCTGCCGCTGAAACATTTCATACAGCGGCCCGGGCTGCTTCGGTTCAACCTGTCCGATTTCCCAGCCTGCGGGAAGCGTGGTCAGCATGTTCCGCGTTAGCTCGATTTCTGCGAAGTCGCTCGGACTGTCTGCAGGATCAATTGCCGGGCTGTTGCTCTTCAGATACATGGCAAAATTCGCCGCGGTCTCTGCAGAGTACAGCGTTGCCAGTTCCTGCCGCCGCATGATTGGCAACGTCTGCAGTGCCGGTGTGGCTCGCGGGATGCCTCTGGTTTGCCCGGGTCGCTCCGCCCGATACAGGTGGCAGACTTCACGCGCTGCGTACCATTGCCCCTGCAATGTGCTCACAGGCGTGTTCAATCCGGGGTGATGGTCGTAGACGTAGAACTCCAGCTCATTCGTCGCACGATCAAACCTGATGCCGTCGTCTACGAACGGGTCCACCAGTTGCGACTGCTGCCACGGTGTGGCAATCTGATCAGACTCCAGAACCAGCAGATCCAGCCCCAGCGGAAACCGAACAGAACTGCTCCGCATAATGAAGACTTCGCCATCACGCCAGTACGCCTCAACGCACGTGCGCAGAATGTCGGCCAGCTTCACTCGGTGTGACCACTGACGCCAAGCGGACTCTAAGCGGCGGTTTGCATCGGTGTCTGCCGTCAGCACCTGTAATCGCGGGCCTGCTGCGCCGACGATATGGTTGGAGGCTGTTCGCAGGATACCGGCATACCATGAATTGTTGTCCGCCTCGTATCGGCTGCGAATCCGAACCACTCGCCGGACTGCCGGACTGATTGCAGCTCGTGCCGCCAATCCATCAGCATTCGTCCAATGCCTGCGGTTGTCCGGCGTCGTTTGTGCCAGATCAAACTTCGCACGCACCATCTTCTGTGGTGCCGCTGCAGGCTGCTTGTATCGTCCACGTCGGGCCATCTCAATGACCTCCGGGCGGGACGATTTTCAGAATGGCACCACGCAACCACGCCTTCGGAGATGCGGCAGCAGACTTAGCGGCCTGATGCTTTTCGTATTCCATCAGCTCCGTGAGGCTGCGATTGCTCACGCTGACGCCATCATTGCTGATGGCTGCAGGCTTGCTCACGTCGGATGCGAGTTGTTCGGCTGGTGTGGTCATGCCCGTATAATGGCACACCACACCACGTACAGAAACAACATGCTGGCATTAGTGCCAACTACTGCATCGGCTCATTGAATTTTCCGTGACGTTCACGGACCGCAACGATACGTTCCGAAGTCGTATTGATTCGACCGCAGGCAGGACAATGACGCTCCCGCAGAATGAAACCCGGCGTTGTCCGTGTGTGCTGCACTCGCGTCAGCA